CCACGTTTACCGGGACAGTTGTCTGAGCGGCATGTATCGTTTGTATAATTGAGCGCCGCCGGCGGAGGCTATTATCATAGACGCCTGAGTACCCTGTTTCACTAATATGTCCAATATCAGGATTAAGAAGATGCCGCCGAGTACAAACAGCAAAATCTCTAGCAGATTGGATTCCGATTTCGTGACTTCCATCTGCTCCAGTTTATTGAACATTGAGTCAAGTTTACGTTGGAGGTCGTCAAGGCGTTCATTGGCGGCGACTTCGGCACCCTGTAAGTCGGCTTGTGTTTGCTCATTCTTACCAATCTTCTGCCAAAGGGTAGACTGACCGTCTAGCCACGGTGAGGGAACAAGGGGTGCCTCGTTTTCGCGGTGAGGTAAACGGTTCTTAATCCAATCGGGAACAGATGTATTATTAAAAGCAGTTGCCCAGTCGGGCTCTAGTTGATATACGTTCTTATCTACAACATCTTGTGAAGGATGCGGGAAGTAATCGGCGGTTTCGAAAGCATTTAACATCTCCGACTCGCTACTGCTTTTGGAATTACTCATTGGCGAACCACCGAGCAATTCACCTGGAGGCAGCGGGCGGTTAGCAGGGCGATCGGGCTCAATCACCATGGGCTCGGGCGGCGGCAACACAGCACGACGTTTCTTACGACGTTTCTTATCGGCGTCTAAAGCGAAGAGCGACGGAGAACCATTCGCTGGTGCTTGGTCTTCATTCCGGGACGTGTCCGTAAATGATGTAAAAGCTTCTTCTAATGAGCACATCTGCTCTCCCTAACGTGGGATGTCTATTTATTTTAATGATTTCCGCTTGCGGAAATCACCAAAATGAATTGACAAGATTACGTGCCGATGTGGGATGTCTATTTATTTTAATGATTTCCTTCTGCGTCCTGGCAGGACCATATAAAGTTCCTATTCCAAGATAAGGATGCACGCAACACATTTAATATCAATCGGGCTGTTTACAGCGGCGGTTGTACTCACAATTTATGCGTGGATGGACCGAGTAAGGTATTCACAACGCTATTTTAAAACAACGGAATCGTTTGAGAATCCAGCAGATCCGTTAGCTATTCCTGAGCCAGTGGGCGGATTACCAGCAATTACATCTCAAGATCCGAGTGATGCCGAAGCACTAGCAGCACATAGGACACTGATTACGTATACAAGTAAGAATGTGGCAAAAGGACTACGATTTATGACATCGATTGGAAAGACATTCTTTGAACAACCTGTGAAGATTCGGACTGATATCAATCCGTCTACTTTAATGAATAACTATGTGAGCCCATTACAAATAGTATGAATCCTCCGCCAGGTCCCGGTTCTGGTTCTGGTTCTTTCTCAGGTCCAATCTGGCACCCGCCGATTGCCACAAAGTGGATAATCGTTATTGTGCTCGTCTTCCTAGGTGCCGTTGCGAACCGTATTCCTCACCAGCTCCGATTTTACCTCATACAACCGGTAGGATTTTTTCTAATCGCCCTAGCCGCAATGCTATGCTACTGGACGGGATTCTACGCTGGAACGTTCGCGCTCTTCTTTTTCCTGCTGTCGATATGGTCGGCAGAAGCACGTAGCCCTGAGGGATTCCTTAACGCCTCCAATACTGTAGATTGGGTGACGAATTCAAAGAAATGGTTTGTTGAGAAGGTGCTCAAGGAGCAGCCTCTAGCAATTCAGGAGAAGGATGTAAGTACCTCCGCTATTTCAGATTAAACCAAACACTTAGTAAGAAGATTCCCGGATGGATTACGGTACTATTGTAGCAATAGGTCTTACCGTATTCCTAATATACTTCTCACTGGATTTTGATAGGCATTATAGTTTTGGATTTCATAATGCGGCGCTTCATCCTGCTGCACGTTTTGCCGCCGGTTTAGCATTAGCATATGTGGCACAAACGCACCAACTGCTTGCGTCAGTACTACTTGTTATTGTATTCTTTTGGATTGCGGACGTTAATCTACTTGCAGATCACCCATTGTAAGAAATACAGGGTTCCCGATACATAAAAAATACTAATCCACCATCGGTAGGCGGCGTTGCCGTATTTTATTCGTAATGTCCTGCGGACATTATGAATAAAATGGCACTCCACCATAAGGATACACGATGCCTAGACGTGCTAAGAAAACTGCCGGCAGTTGGATGACTCCGGTAAGTTCGTGTTTTATAGGACAACCAGGTCCGCATCCTGCGCCGGCACCCGCTCTGCCGACAACATCGGTAAATCCGTATTTGCCCCCACCGAATTATGCACCGCCGACAACAGGTGGTAGTTGTTATATAGGACAACCGGGTCCGCACCCTATGCCGCCCCCAGCATTACCGACAACATCGGTGAATCCGTATTTGCCAGCACCGACAGCTGGTGGTATGGCGCCCCTAAATATTCCGTCGCAGATGCCTTCACCGCCACAACCGACAAATTTGCCACCTACACTATCTCCCCATCCTAGCCCAAATAACAATACGGGTCAGCCATTTCAAGGCACTGGCGGTGTCTTAGACCCTTTTTCTCAGGCAATTATTTTTGTGAATACAAATCCGTATATTATTGGCTGTTTTATGTTGCTGCTCAACTTAGGAGGTCGTTTTCTTTCCTTGGAGTTGACAAAGAAACAGGAGGAATTCTTAGCGGCACCTTGGTTACGACCTGCATTATTCTTTACAGTTGTGTTTATTGCAACTCGTAATATAGCTGCCGCTTTCTGGGTCACTTTACTCTTCTTCTCTATCGTTTGGGTTGTTGCGAATGAGCATAGCCCGTATTGTTTAATTCCGTCGTGGTGCGGACACGATATAGAGAAGCAGAAAAAGACATATGAAGAAAATGTGAAGAAGTTTTTCACATTGAATAAAGCCGATGAGCAACCACCAGAGCCTAAAAAACCAGAAACTCCTAAGGAGGAATAATTCAACAGTTTCAATAATATTGAACTAATTGAAGATTAATTTATTAGACGTTGAGCGTCAGCTCGCTGCCCGTAGGCTGCGTCGCCGTTGTCTTTTTAGAGCGGCGATTGAGTCCAGCACGACGCATCGTCTCCGTTGTGTAGGCACTACCGATAGACGCAGTCTCCTCGGCATCACGACGTCCACCCTCGTTGAGCTGCTTGAGGATGTCATCTACACCGGTGGGACCACGCATCTCACGACGGACTGTGGTCGCCTGAGGAGGACCCGCCATCGGCATTGCGGGCATCGCCGCACCGAGACCTGGCATCATACCACCCATCATGTTGCCCATCATACCCATAAAGCCGCCGCTAGGCATACCCTCGGGCTCCGATTGCTCCTCCATCGGTGCCTGCTCACGCATCGGCGCCTGGCGCATCTCAGGCGGCATCTGCTGACCGCCGCCGCCCTGCTGACCGCCACCTCCCTGCTGACCGCCACGCCCACCTCCAGGCTGTCCGAGCGACATAAAGTTCGCAAAGCCAGGTCCGACCGACTCACGTGCCGCCGCCTGTGCGAACTCCCGCGCTAGGTTGGGGTTATTGCGGAGAATGTCGTCCATACCAGGCATACGCGACTTAAACATCGTGTTGGTGACGTGGCACATACCGGCAGACAGACCGAGCGACAGAATTAGGCGCACCTCAGGCGCCACCTTGCTCTTATCCTTGTACTTGTCGTACAGCTCCTCGAAAATCTCATCGTAGTCCTCGATATTCTCGTTGACCTGTTCAGACCAGCCATCTAGATGGAGTCCGAGCGGGTCATAGCGGCTATTGAGGAACTCCATACCGCTGGTGACTGTTGTGAGCATGGAGCGCTGGAAGCGAACCGACGCCTCGAGACCCTTGGAATCCTTGCGGCGTGCTACCTCGGAGTTAATCTCCTCCATAGTATTGCTCATTGACATCTTGGTACCGCTAATACCCTTGCGGTCCATACGCTCAAGAATCGTCAGTCCCTCCGTCTTCTTTACTGCCTCTTGTTCGGGGGTCAGGTATACAGCGGGTGTCTGAGAAAGAGCAGGTGCCTCCGTACCACCACTACCGCTACCGCTACCGCTAAACCAGCTGCGGAAACCACCGGCGGCAGGCGCAGCAGCAGCGGCGTTGGCGGCACTATTTGTCGCCGCTGGTGCACCGCCCAATCCAGGAATGCTGGAGAACCAGGACTTAGCAGCGGGACCAGCAGTAGTACTGGAACTTACCGTGACACTTGCTGCAGGTGCCGCCTGTGTGGACGTTGTGGGTGCCGATGAGTTGGTACCCCCTTGGGTCCCAAAGGGACCGCCAAGACGGAATGTCTCATTGCTGCTGCCACCACCGCCGCCGACAGGTGCAGTGGGTCCGGTCTCACGCATAATGCGAATGTTATCACCGCCACCGGATGGCTTCACATCAAAGGTCACATTTGTATCGTCAAGGCTCACAAATTCAATATCATCCACCGCCTTTATTTCGGCAGCCGGAGACGCCGGACGACCCATAGAACCCGCAATCTTGCGCTGATTGCCGAGAAGATTGAGGTCAAAATCGTTCTGGTTGAGGTCAAGCGACCGTCCCATGTCCTGGCTCGCCGAGATTTCGGGGAATGACCCGCCGTCGGATATACGGATCGTAGGACCGCTCATAGTTTCCTTCTTTTACCTCCTTTGTCTTCGTTTTAGATTCCCAAACGCAAATGGTAAAATTATTGCCGATATGCCATCAAAAAAGCGTCCGCCAAATCCGACTTTTTGGTCCGACCGGCAAAGTACTTAGCCCATACAGAAGCCTTCGCCCCACCCGATAACAAAATAGCAGTAACATCGGCTTCCGCCGTATCTTTACGTGCCTTGTATTCTCCTGAAGCTCCGCTAATATCGGTGTAATCCACGGCGCGTGACTTAACACCGGCGTGGACAAAGTCAATATTGCCGGTCCAAAAATACTCTGATTCCAAACGATGTGCCAAAAGCGTATACAGCATAATCTGTACCGATTTCATAGTAGGATTTTTCATCGCCGGCTGATTTTCCAGCCGAATTAATTCAGCCCGAGCCATTGACGAAAGTACAGATGTTAACCAGGTATCCATAGCTTTACGAATCGTATCCAAACTAACCGACATTGTCTTTACCGCTTTCCAGGGAACTAAGTACATCTTTTGCGCCCACATCACAAGATCGGGCTTTTTCATTTTCTTGGTATCCACACCACGACCAGTAGCAAGCGCCTTGAGCTCTTTCGCACCGAGCGCACATGGTAAGCAGGGCAGCGTCGGCTTTGAAGTAGCCGATTTCTTGACACGAACCCCGCTAGCGCACGCCTTACACCATTTCGTCGAATCCGCAACACAAATCCACTTTGCACCGCCGCCGCAACCGTTGCACGATTTGGCGGTCTGAGCGGTAACGCCACCTTCAAGCAAATCCACATTGTCCCAGGCGGCAATAGACCATTCCCCAGAAATACCGTGTTCAATGACACAGTACGCTAGATTGCGGATACCCATATCAAATCCTACATAGACGGGCATTCGGGATAGGTCTCTATTTAGAGTAAGATTTAGACCTAATCGTAGAGAATGTCTACGACATATTTTATTCTTACGAAACATTCAGCCGATGATGTGGCAAGGGATGAAAATAATCAACTTGTATTTCTCAATTCAAAGGCATCGTATATTCTTCCTGCCAATAATCTACCGTACTATATTCAGCACGGACTCTTTGAGAAGGCTCTTATTGAATGGTGTAAGCAGTTCTGTAAACAGGGTACGGTTCTAGATATTGGGGCACATACGGGAACTTATTCTATTGCACTAGCAAATAGCGCCGCTAAGGTTCATAGTTTTGAGCCGCAGAAGATGACTTTTTACGCACTCTGTGGTTCAATCGCCTTATCCAACGCACAAAATGTAACGGCACACAACGTAGCGTTAGGCGCAAACACGCAAGTGGGTACAATGACGTTGAATATTCGTAGTCACGACGGAGGTGGATCGTCCCTACAATCATTTGCCGATCCGGTCCTTGCCCAAGAGCAGGTAGAAGTACGAACACTGGATTCGTATAATTTCCGAAATATTACGTTTATCAAGATGGACGTAGAGGATAATGAGTTAAATGTGCTCAAAGGTGCCACCCAGACTATCAAACAAAATAATTATCCTACGATTATTTTTGAGTCCAACCACGAAAACAAACCGCTCTTTTCGTATATTATTGATACGCTAGGTTACGGTGCTGTTCTGCCAATAAGCGGTGTCAGCAATATGTTTCTAACGGAGCCTCCAAAAAATCAGAACCAGAACCAGAACCAAAACCAGAACCAGAAACAGTCCCAGCCCGTTAAAATAGACGAGAAAAGTTATTACGAATCTCTAGGGATCCGCTAATGGACGTAAAAAAACAAACACATACAGATATTAGTATTTTAATACCTGTATGTAGCGAAGCAAGTAGAAAGGCGCACTCCATTGCAATAGCAGAGGCGAAAAAGTATCCTGACCAATTTTATGAAATATATTTAGCAATTTATAACCACGAATTTACTAAACTATATAAAAGTATTCTTACACAGTTCGAATGAACTCCCACCCCATATCTTCACAAATCTTTTGCCATATCTTATCCTGCATATATAATTTCTCGCGGCTTTTGAGCAAAGGAAAGCACGGTAAATAATCATCCAACTCAAGCAACTCGCAGAACTTATACAACACAAAGGAGTACGATAAGAAGTTGGAGCGCTTCTTAGGGCAATGTTTCACGAAACTAAATTGGATTTCCTTAAACATATACCGAAGTTTTTCCTCTACTTCGCGCGACAAAACGGGCGCCGAAATACCGTTGAGTCGATTGAGGATATGCGCTACGTGGTCGTAGCAACGATTTAACTTTAACTTTTTAATTACATCCTTCAACTTGGAAGGCTTGAGTTTGCTCATGTCGGTAATACGTTCCTTACGGAGTTCCTGTTTGATTTGGTCCAGAATAGCAGGCGATATTTCGGTAGTTTCTTTTGCTTGGAATTGCGCCAACCATTCGTTCAAGTGATTAATTTTCTTATAGGCGTAGTACGACATTTCGCGCGGCGGGTCCTTATAGGACGGCTTCTCAGAATCAACCAGGACATAGTCACGGTATCCGCACTGAGGGCAGTCCAAAAAGGTCTCATTAAATAACATTTCAGATTCACAAATAGCACAATTTCCAAAGTTCTCCGTAATGGATGAGGCAATACTATTTTCGTGCTGGATAGCGGTAGGATTGAGTGCGGTCAAATAAGACTCCAACGCCTTATCACGCTTAAATCCAATTGTGTTCGTAATTGCAGACGCTCTACGTACTTCGGGCACAAGGTCGTTTGTCTTGGTAGACTTATCGTCAATCTCCGTAGTAAAATACGAATAGACGCTATTGGCGGGCATTTTTCCTTTTGCCGCCGCCTCGACGGGTTTTTCGCCGCCGGCAATACGCTCCTGAGCATCACTGTAGGAAAATAGGATATCGCCAACGCGTAAAAAGTAATCGGCTTCGGCGGTTCCGTCTTCGAGTTTTTGAATCGCCTTTTCCAAAGCCGTTACGTCTTCTTCTAACTTTTGTCTGGAAGCCAGGACTAATACGTCGTTTGCGTTTGTCAGTGCACTCGGCTCCATAAATTGGCGCTCAACGGCGGCGAGTTTTTCCTTCTTTACCGCGAGTTCTGAACGCAGTTTCGGAAGATTATTCTTCTCCTCGCGAATTCTATGAATTTGTTGTGTGTGGAAAGATTCCAATGTCTTCGCAGGTTCAAGCGTCTTAGGTATTCGTGCCGCCGCGGGCTCGTTTTCACCCATTGGCTTCAATAGGTTGTCTAACGATAAGGGTTGGGACATGGTACCACTTATACTAAGAAAGGTAAATATGAAGGTTTAGACCGTAGGACCCGTGCGGGTCAATTTCATGACAAAAAACCTCCCGGAGCCGAAAATTATTTTCTCGGGCTCAGGTATAAACAACTATGGGATCCGGTGGTCTAATGCAGCTCGTCGCCTACGGCGCGCAGGATATTTACCTAACGGGCAACCCGCAGATTACCTTCTTCAAGGTGGTCTACCGCCGCCACACGAACTTCGCCATGGAGTCGATTGAGCAGACGTTCAACGGCTCGGCGAACTTCGGCAAGAAGGTGCAGTGCACGATCAGCCGCAACGGCGATCTAATCCACCGCGTCTACCTCCAGTGCACGCTACCCCAGGTCACGCTCCAGGCGTCGGACGGCTCGGGTGCGCAGTTCCGCTGGCTCAACTGGATCGGTCACAACCTGATCAACAACGTATACGTCGAGATCGGCGGTCAGCAGATTGACAAGCACTACGGCGACTGGCTCCAGATCTGGAACGAGCTGACTCAGCAGCCGGGTCTCCAGGCGGGCTACGCCGAGATGGTGGGTAACGTGCCCACCCTGACGAACCTGCTCGTCCAGGGCGGTGAGGGCTGCGACAACGCGTGCGGCACGGGCGAGCCCCACGCGTCCCAGGAGGTGCGCAACTGCTCGCCGGAGTACACGCTGTACATCCCCTTCCAGTTCTGGTTCAACCGCAACCCTGGACTGGCGCTGCCGCTCATTGCGCTCCAGTACCACGAGGTCAAGATCTGGCTCGAGTTCAACCCCCTCAACGTGCTGGAGTGGGACTACGCCACCTCCACGGTCGGTGGCGTGTCGGTCCAGAACACGTCTTACCCCATCCAGCAGCGCGTTGCGGCGGCTGGACTGGTGTCGGCGTCGCTGTACGTTGACTACATCTACCTCGACACGGATGAGCGCCGCCGCTTCGCCCAGGTCTCGCACGAGTACCTGATTGAGCAGCTGCAGTTCACGGGTGGCGAGTCGGTCACGTCGTCGTCCAACAAGATCAAGATGAACTTCAACCACCCCACGAAGGAGCTGGTGTGGGTTGTCCAGCGCGACAGCTTCGTCAGCTGCGACCCCACGGTCGTCAACCCCTGGAAGGGTCAGCAGCCGTTCAACTACTCCGACTGGTGGGATCGGTCCGTGCTGGAGTCGGGCTACTCCGTCACCCGCGTGGAGGGCATGGCGGGCTACAACCCCGTTGTCACGGCGAAGGTCCAGCTCAACGGACACGACCGTTTCTCGGAGCGCGAGGGTCGCTACTTCAACTTGGTGCAGCCTTACCAGCACCACACCAACATCCCCGCGGTCGGCATCAACGTCTACTCGTTTGCCCTCAAGCCCGAGGAGCACCAGCCGTCTGGCAGCTGCAACTTCTCGCGTATTGATAACGCGACCCTGCTGCTCACGCTCACCAACAACACGGTCAACACGTACAACACCGCGCAGGTCCGTATCTACGCCGTCAACTACAACGTGCTCCGCATTATGTCTGGTATGGGCGGTCTCGCGTACTCCAACTAAACGCTTGGGGTCATATTTGTATGCGTACAAATATGGCACGGCGTTTGGTTGCGGTAACAAAAACCTCTATACAAAAAACGAATTTTCTACAACCGATGTACTAATAGTGCTTCAGTTGAATATTTTATTATAAATAATTAGAGATAAGTATGTCTAATACGTCAAGTGCCCCGATGGTAGCGATGAAACAGATCATGGATATTATTG